AGACAACTGGATTATTCACGAGGATGGTTTCACTGAACCGCCGCTGCGGTTCCAGTTGCAGGTACAGACGCAGCTCGCTTGCACCCGCGCCAATGTCGGGCTGCTGATCGCGCTCATCAGCGGGGATCGCATCGTGCGCTGTGAGATACCACGGCACCACGAAGCCATTGTTGAGATACGCCGCCGCGTCACGGAATTCTGGCGAACCATCGAGGCGAATGAGGAGCCGCCGGCCGAAATGCCGGCCGACATGGATGCGGCAAAACGCGTCTGGCGCGCGGGCGATGGCAACGTAGACCTAACCGGCGATCCCGATGTCGAAGGCTGGCTGCATCAGATCCGCGAGCTGCGTGAACTGAAGAAGCGCACCGAGGCCGACGCCGACGTTATCGAGGGCCGAATCCTCAGCTACTGCGTGACGAACCATTACGCCGCCATCACGGCCAATGGCGGGCGCGTCTCCTGCAAGCAGCGTGAGGCCAAGCCCGCGCACACGCGCCTGTTCAAAGAGCAGCCGGCAAAGATCGAACTGCGGATCACGACGCGATGAAACGCCCGATCAGCGAAGGGCGGTTGCGCTATGAGGCGATGCGCTGCGAGACCGCCAAGTGCAAACGCTGCCGCTGCCGCTGTGGTGGCGCGTTGCATGGCACGGCGCATAGCGCGGAGTGGATAGCCGAGGAAATCTTGCGAGACCGCATAGCGTTTCAGCGCCAGCCAGACCAGATCGATTGGGTTGGGTATGAAGGCTTCGACCAATACCTCTGAACCCATTCAGCACGACTTGTTTGCCGCGCCGGTGTTGGACCCGAAGAAGGCGTGCGATGCGCGCGACGAAGGAATGCGCCGCGTCGAAAACCATGCCGACAGCGACGAGCAGGCATGGACTGATCGCGCCTACGCGTTCCTGTTGGGCTTCGCACAAAGCGGCGCGGAATTCATGGTGGAAGATGTGCGCCAAGCGGCGGCCGGTGTGTTGCCGTCGCCGCCGGATCGTCGCGCCTGGGGACCAGTCGCACTACGCGCAGCGCGCAGCGGACAAATCTCTGTCGTGCGGTACGAGAAACAGAAGGACGTAAAGAGCCACCGCAGTCCGAAACCCGTTTGGCAGTTAGCGAGGCCAAAGTGAGGCGGCGTCGTTGCAAGAACCCCGGATTGAGGTGGCTTCCCAAGGCCGCGCTCAGGTGGGTGGATGGCAGCGGCGCCGTCGATTTACTGCCGCGCCAGCGCGCGCTGTATCTGAACCTCGACCTTGGGCCGGAGAGCGCGATTCACGCGTACCGCGAGCGCGCGATGCAGAAGGCCGTCATGCAGTACATCGACAACGCCTATCCGCAGATCGGCTCGCTGTGCTTCCACGTACCGCTCGAACTACTTCGCCGTGACGACCAAAGCGCCGGCATGTTCCACACACTCGGCGCGCGCGCCGGGGTCGCCGATGTCGTGATGTTGGTGGCGCGCGGCGCATATCACGGGCTCGTAGTCGAACTCAAATCACCGACGCACCGGCCGACCGATAGCCAGTGCAAATTTCTCGAGGCCGCCCGCGCCCAAGATTACGCGGCGTGCTGGTCGGACTCCCTCAACACCGTGCTCAAGCTCATCGATGTCTATCTAACTCTGCCGCCGCGCGCTGCGCTTGCGGAACTGACACCACAACCGCTGGGGGAAGATCATGAATTCCGTTGTCGCCCAAAAGCCCGCCGCAAAACCGATTGAACTGATCCGCTCGCAGTTGTACCTGCCATCGATGCAGGAGCAGCTAAAGAGCGCGCTGCCCCCGCACGTCAGCGTTGAGAAGTTCTTGCGCGTCGCCATGACCGCGCTCCAGCAGAACCCCGGATTGTTAACGATGGACCGGCCGTCGTTGTTCGCTGCCGTCGTCACGAGCGCGCAGCTGGGGTTACTCCCGGATGCGCAGTTAGGCGAGGCGTACTTCGTACCATTCAAGGGCAAGGTCACGTTGATCCCCGGCTACCGTGGACTTTTGAAACTCGCGCGCCAGGGCGACATCGGCTTTGTCGAGGCGGAGATCATCTGCGCCAACGACGACACCACTTATGTACTCGGCGATGAGTCGCGCTTCGAGTCGATCGTGAACTGGCGGGACCGAGGGCCAATGGTGGCGGTCTACGCGGTGGCCAAGTATCGCGACGGGGGTATCTGCGCCCGCGTGGTGATGACCAAGACCCAGGTTGATGAGATTCGCGCCCGCTCGCAGGCGGCCAATGGTCCGGCATGGTCCGGCAACTACGAAGAGATGGCCAAGAAGACCGCTCTTCGCCGGTTGGCGAAGTTGCTGCCGCTGTCGACCACGGCCGGCAATGCGTTTCGCCTGTCCGAGTTGCAGGAAGAGTTGGGGCGCGGTGGACGCGTGATCGAGGGCGAGGTGGTGTCGGACGAGGAGCAGAAGGAGCCGGCCGTCGACATGGCCACGGAAGCGAAGCCCAAGCGCCGTAGGACGGCGCTGGACAACATAGGTGCTCCCGCTCAACAGGAGCCGACCGAGGGTCTACAGCCGTCTGTAGACGATCGTACGGGGGATCTATTGGTCGACCCGGTCACTGGTGAAGTGCTGGGCGATGCGCCGGGCGCGCCGTAAAGGCACCCCGCAGGCGGCCCCCCTCAAACAAGTGGCGTGTGTTGTTTGCAGGCGGCCGGGAATCGCGGCGGCGGACATCTTCCCGTACTGGTGGGGTCAGCCCATAGGACACAGGTGGTGTCACCGACCTTGCGCAGAGCGATACCGCGTCGCGCTAGTTGCCGCTCAACGTGCGCGAGCAGCTGGGGGTTGCAGACCAAAGGCCCCGGCAGGGGATGTACGTGTAGGTAGATCACAAGATGTTGCGGTGCGTCCAGACATGGCGCGCACGGTAACCAAACCACTCCAGAAAGCAAGTAGGAGCTGACCGTGAGCAACATCATCCAGTTGAAGCACGCCGCCAAAATCTACGGCTGCGAGAACATCATCGCCGAGGTCGTGACCATCACGCCGGCCGAGGCGACAGCGTGGCTGCGCTGCAATGAGCGCAACCGACCGGTGCGCAAGGGCCACGTGAATTTTCTCGCCAAGGAGATCAAGGAAGGGCATTGGCAGATCAACGGTCAGGCCATTGTCATCGCCGACAATGAACAGGTGCTCGACGGTCAGCACCGGCTACTCGCCATCATCGAGGCCGGCCAGCCGATCAAGACCCTGGTGGTCTATGGCATCACTCCCGAAGCATTCAGCACTATCGACACCGGCGCGGTGCGCAGCTCCGCCGACGCGTTGTATCTGCACTTCAACGAGTACGGGATCGGGATCGTCAAGGCCGTGGCAACGGCTGTGCCGTGGGTGAAGCAGTTGGAACGCGGTGCGCTGCGCTCCGGCGGCAGCAACAAGATCAGCAATTCCGAAGTGATTGTATATGCGCAAGACCATCCCTCGCTGTTCCAGCGCGCCGAGCGCTTGCAGTCCTACCCGAAAGATAATCGGCCGCTGTCACTCGGGGTCGGCACGGCGCTCTACGAATACTTCGCGCGCAAGGATGAAGAAAAGGCGGACAAGTTCTTTCAGGACTTGTTCACCGGCGAAAGCCTGGAGCGAACCGATGTTGAATTCGTGTTGCGCGCGGCGTTCCAGAAGGATGCGCAACGCATCACCTCCAAGCTCCCGGTCGGCGTCAAGGTCCGTATGACCATCAAGGCGTGGAACTGGCGGCGGCGCGGCATGGATGTCGCGACTTATCAGACCATCACCGTCTCCCCATCCGAGGACGCGCGGCTTTTCATCATATGAAAATGGAACATTCAGAATACGCAACGTGCTACGTCAAAGCGCTGCAATGGAATCGGCCGCAGAAGGTGCCAACCTGGACCGAAGTCGCCGCCGCATATGACGCCGGTCTTAATCACGCCATCGCCGTAACGCCGGCCAAACGCCAGCAGCTGATCCGTTACTTCCGCGCGCTGCGCATCATCAACGGCGAGCGCAATCGGGGGAAGAAATGAGCGGTTCCAAGGTGAACCCGAACACATGGAAGGGCGAGATCCGAAGCGGCGGGTACATCGCGAGAAATAAAAAGCCAGCGTCCGCTAACTCCCCGCAATGGAAGGGCAAGTACTACCTAGTCGGCTACGGCTGGATTTGGGTTTCATGTTGGGAGCGTCGCGGCGGGGACATGATGCGGCTGTCTCTTGAAGATATGACAGACGAGCACGCCCGCAAGTTTTGCCAGCCAAAAGGGACCGTAAACCACACCCCTCAGCCGCGCCAAAATGGGGCGGAATCGGGGGAACCCGGAACCGACGAGATACCCTTTTAATCAACAGTTAGTTGAATGCAATTCCAACCTAAGGTAGCTTCCGACAGTGTGCGACAGAGCCCCTACAGAGGCCTTACAGGAGAAGTCAGCATGAAGATGCTTTGTGAAGTCGAAGGATGCGGCGAAGAATTAACGGAGGGATGTGGATCAAAAGGCGGGCCGATGATGTGCGCCCAATGCCGTACCAGTTCCTACTACTGGAAAAAGCAGAGTTTGCCGGCGATGCGATATCGACGCGAAAGGCTCTCACTGTTTTCACACCGTCTCGAACACTACGATCCGCGCGTCGCGCAGATCATCAACGATGCCAATAAGTCGGTCGCCGGCACCAAGCGCCGCGCACAAGCCGCGAGTTCAATTCCCAAACCGCACTAGGAGCTGATCCATGAAAGAGGTCCCAGGCAGGATAAATACGAAGAATGCGAAACCGCCGAATCCGAAGCCTTCGCCGAAGGATTTCGTGTGGCCCAGCCAGGACCACGACGACAAGGTTGCAGAGAAGATTGCAGCGTCGCTACAAGAACTTCTGCCAGCCCGTGAATGGAAGCACACCGACTTGGCGCGCGCGCTGTACGGCTCTTTCGGCGCGAATGAATCGCCCCGCAATGTCGGCGCAACGCGTCGTTGGGTAGTCGCCGAACATCCCATTCCGAACGAGCAAACCGCCGGGTACATCGCCGAGGTTTTAGGCGTGTCGATGGCGCGCTTGCTGGAACCGGAAGGGAAGTACGATCCGACGCCTCCGATGATTCGACCGCGATCCGACAGCGTCCGATTCCCGAGCGGCGGGAAGCCGAAGAAGCCGAAGAAGACGAAGAAGGCCGCAACAACGACAAGCGGCAAAGACAGGGATAAACAGAGGGCGTACAACGCCGCGTACAGAGCAAAGAAGAAGGCCGAAAAAACGGGCAAGCGCCCGTACGTCCGCAAGGCGAAGATGAACGGTCACGCGCCGGCAGAAGGCGGCGCGGCATGGGTCTTGGCCGAGGGCGTATCGCCGCCCGATTACCACATCACCTCCTCTGAAGAGCATCCAGGCCACGTCGAGCTTAAGATGACAGCGATGTTACCGCTGGAGCGCGCGATGGCGATTCTGCATATGCTCAAGACCGGAGCAGCGACCGAGTAACGGGGAGTCTATGCGCGGTGTCACCACGGACCTTACGGGCAAGCGTTTCGGCCACCTACTCGTCGTCGGGTACGGAACGCGCCAAGGTCCGGGTTCGTGGTGGCACTGCGCGTGCGATTGTGGCGAGACGTGTGTGAAGGCGGGCAAAGACCTAACAAAGCGCACGTCGGCCGGGTGGGTTCATTCCTGCGGGTGCCGCCCCGCGCTCACCAAGTCGATTTACAAGCGACTTACGGACCAGGGCGACCCGCGCCTGAAACAGTTGCACGTGGAACAAGTGAAGCGGGGGTAAAGTAACCGCCCGTCGTCGAGGACGGCGGGCGGTTTCAGCGGACTGCCCATGACGATGAGAAGTGCCGACAGCGAGTGTACGACCTTGCGAGGTACTGTGCGCGTATCCGATAAATGCTTCTACTGCGACGAGCCAGTGACCATCTATGACAACGCCGAAAAGGTGAACTCATCGGAAGGTCCTCTCCCAGCGCATCCCGAATGCAATTTCCGCGCGATCATGGGAAGCGTGGCGCACATCGAGCGGCGCTGTCAGTGTTTTGTCCGTGGCTCAACGGAAACCGATCCCGAGGGCATGACCTGTCGCGAAGCAGCACGCGCGGCGGTGCAGGCGTGGGAGAAAAAGAGGGCCAAGTGACTTTGGCCCTCCGTGGATGAGACGTGGCTGTCTACTTGAGAGGCAGCAGCGGCAGCAGCGCCGCGATAGCCAGCACGATGACAGCGACCCACAGCGGCGCTTTGCCCATCGCGGACAAGATCGCGACGATGAGAGCTGCGAGCACCAAGATCAGTGAAATGGTAAGCATGGGTTCTCCTACGTGATGACGACCGAAACGATTTCATTGAGCACGTTCGGCGTCTTGGTTCCGACCCGCACCGCGTTGCTTGTGGTTGACGCTTGCAGGAAAGGAATTGCGTTCATGGCCGCTGCAACCAACGCGGCGGCCACTCCTGCGCTGGAACCAATCGGCACTATTGTCGTCACTCCGCGCGCGCTCCCCTCGCCGTTGATCTTGTAGTTCACAACGACGGTGCGCGCTGCATCGGCAGCGCCAGCGAAGACGACGGCCGGGAAGGCAACCGTGCCAGACAGGGGCGGAATAACGGCCGGCGCCGGCGGCGCTGGCGCGCCGATGCGCGTGATCGCCGCAATATCGGCCGCGCCGCCGTCTGCATCCGCGCCCTTCGTGATCGGTGAGCTGGTGGGCGCAGCCATGCCAGACCCAGGTTGAAACTCGCCGCCGAGTGATGGGCAGAGGTACGCGGCGTCGCTGCCACCATACGCGGGGTCGACGGGGACGGCAGCGGCCGAGGCGTAGCCGCCCGGCGATGAGCGCGTGTAGGCCGTGTCGCCCGTGCGAAAGGGTGGAGTAGTTTGGTCGATCATGGGGACTCCTTCAGATAACCGAGATGTTGAAATGGGTGAGAAGGCCGCCGAGCCCGACCACGTTGACCGTGCCGCCGGTGCCGCCCGCGTCGAGTCCGAACACCGCATCGACGGCTGCGCGTGCCTTGGCTGCGATCTGCGAGCCGGTGTCGCCGCTCAACACGTGGATGTCCAGCGTCTGTAACGGGTTGTCGTTGATGCTGTACGTGAGACGAATGACGGTGTTGCGCTGCGCGGGGCCGCTGAAAGTTGCGCTGCCCTGGTTGCCGACGAGCACGTTGCCCGTGACCGTAATGCCGGATGGCTCCGGCTCTTCCATTGCCGGCGGCGGGTTTGGGTTGTTCTGATCGAGGCCTTGCGGCGGCGTCTTGCGCCACGGGTACAGATTCAGAACACTCGTGTTGTTGGCCGCGCGTCCTGGCCAAACAATCGGCGCGGTCGGCACCACTGGCGGCGTGACCGTGACGACGGCGGCGGCGTCGAGCAGTGCTTCGCCACCGTCCGCCGGAGCGCCTAACAAGAGTGAGAGCGCCGGGCCAAACTCGCCGCCGAGTGATGGTTTCAGGTACGCCTTCGTATCCGTGAAGGACGGATCGACTGCGGTAGTATCCACCGGCAGCCCGCCGGGGGCAGCGCTCGTGTATGCGAGGTCCGTTTCGGATGTTAGTTCGATGTCTCTCATGACTGTCTACTCCGGTATCTCTTCGTTCAGTAATGGGTCTGTGGTTGCGGCATTGGTCGCCTTCGCCGACTCCGCCTCAGCCATCGCGTCTATGTTGCCGGCCGCCGCCTTGGCCTTCGTTTCTGGCGACACGTAGTCCTGCCCGCTCATCAGCTCCGCGCCGGTCTCGCTAACCCATTTAGTGACTCGCCCACCTGTCAGAAAGGGCAAGCCATAGCCAATGGCGGCATCGAGGAGTGGGTTGGCGCCGGCTATCGAAAGCGCCTTCGAGGTGCCCCAAATCCACGCCGCTCGCCACGTCAGCTCAGTCAGTTTGTATTCCGAGTTCGCATTCATGGGGGTGTCGTTGAGGCCGGCGCGCGCGGCGTCCTGAATGAGCTTCAGCGGCAAGGCGATCGTGGGGCCGGCCATGAGCTGGGTCAGATCACGCTCGTACTTGAGTCCAAACATCGCGTTCACCAGCGGATCAGCCGAGCCGAACATGCCGCTGCGTGACATTGACTGCCAAAACCAGTTGGGCAGTCCAAACTGCCTTTCTGCGAGCTTTTCTTTCTGCTCCTCCCAATCGTCGCCGCCGTAGAGCCATGCGCGCACCATGTACGCGGCCATCTGGGAGCCCATCAGCAGCGCAAAATTGGCGGCAGCGGAAGCGGCTGTTGCGACACCGATGGCCTTGTCTTCCTTCCACGCGTTGGAGATGCGTTTGCCGGTCGCAATGAGAATGTGACGCTGATAGGCAAACTGGAATGACAGGATGCCGTACATGTACGAATACTCTGGCTGCGAGGCCATGCGCGGCTTGTCGATGGCTCTCGGGTCCATGATTGCGCCATCCGTGAAGCGGTTAATCGCCGTGCGGATTTCATCCAGGTGCCGCAACTTGTCCAGTTGCTGCACGGTCGTGATGTCGCCCAGCGATTGCAGTTCGCGCAGTAGTTCGAGGTTTGCCGAATCGAGGCCGAGTTCGGCGAGCGCCTGACGGGCAAGCACGGCCCTTGGCCCCGTGCCCAGGGCGCGGTTGGCGATCTTCGGCGCGTAACGCTGCATGAAAATCTGCGACGTAGCGCGCCGCATACTCATCGCGTGCGGGTGGATGCCGCTGATATGAAAGAAGCGCTGCGCCTTCACGCGATCCGAGGAGTTCATCTCCAAGAGGTTGTAACGCTGAAGCATGAGCTGGTCGGCCAGATGGTCGGCCACGACGCCGAAGTACTCGGACATTTCGCGCCGCCATGCGGATTTTTGCTTCGCGCTCTTGATGGGCAGGTGTGAAACCAAGTCCTGCATCTGCGCATAGAACACACGGAGGATGTCTGTCATGTCGCGAGTTGCGCGCGCGACGACGATCGGCTCCGATATCTGCGACCAGAGCGCGCGCGCAAAAATGAATGGCGTCAGCACCGCGGCAATGCGCCCGCGCCAGCGAATGCCCTTCTGCGTCATGTTGGTGCTGTAGCGGCCGGTGAGTAGTTCGATGGATTTCTGCAACTCTTGGAAGTCGTCGGTGCTCATGCGTTTTTCAGAACCATCTACTGCGGTGTACGGTTCGTTTGCCTTCTGCATCGCCGCATCGAGCTTCCAGCCGAGTTTCCTTTCCGGCGTTCCTGCCCTCGCGTTGGCCGACGCGGGGTTGCCGAAGAACTTGCCAAACTCCACGCGATGCACGGAATGCGAGATGTATGTGGTGATGAGTTCCAGCGGATCGTTCTTCAGGTAGTCGCCCATGATCTGATCGGTTTCTGCCGGCAGGATGCGCGCCTTGGTGTAGTCGCTATTCGGATCGAGTTGGTCGAACGCAAACGCAGGCTTGTCACCCAGGCCGCGAATACGCATTTCCCAATCGTTCGCGGCTTCCATCGCCCACGGATCGCGCAGCCCGTCATAGATGATTTTGCCCAGCGCGCGCACCTCGTCCTCGAGCTGGTCTGTGTCCTCGCCGGCCTCAGCAGCCTCCTTGAGCTCCGCCAGCTTCTTGTTGAGCGCCTTGGCGTCGTCTAACAATGCCTTGGCCGCCGCCTTGGCTTGCAATACTCGACCAGTGCGCGCGATCTCCCGCACGTATTGCGTGAGATTTTCCAGCCGCTCCGGGTGTTCCAACGGGTCTTCGAGCACGTGATCGAGCGTGCCGACTTCGCGAGGGTAGACGAGCTTGTACAGCTTCTGTGCCTGCGCGCGGAATCCCGCCAGATCGCCCTCGACAACCAGGGAGTCAATCATGCGCGGTAGATAGCCGTTCTTCGCGTAACCGATGTTGACACCGTTGCTGACGTTATAGTTGTACATGTCGTTGAGGAAGCGGCGCATGTCGGCCGCCGGCGCCCTGATCTTCTCTGACACTGAGTTCTCAGGGATCGCATTCACCAACACATCGCGCATCTGCCGCAGCTCCCCGTCTGTGAAGCCACGTACGCCATGTTTCTCGATAATCTTCGCGAATCGATTCTGGTAGTCCTTTTCCCAGTGTTTGACTTCGTCGTTGTAGACCTTCCCCTGTATGCCGACGTTGGCGCCTGGGTCAGTGGCGAACATCCGCACCAGCGTCGCAAGTCCGGTGTTGCCCTTATGTTTGGCCTGGAGCGAAAGCAGTACGCCGCGAACCGTGAACGCGATCATCGCGGGCATTGCTTTGATTTTCCCCGCAGCAATCATGCCCAGATTCGCGAACCAGCGGCGGGTGGGGCCGTAGCCCTTCGCGTTGAGCTTCGCGTCGCGGATGCCTTTCTCCTGCTCCGCGCGCGCGCGGGCATCGCGATCGGCACGATGCGTCTCGGCGAGTTGGCGCTGAAACGGTGCCTTCAAACGCTCGATGACGCTGCGCGCCTGCTGCATGACCTGCGGTGGCAGATTTGGCGCGAGCTTGCGCCAGTAGCGAGTGTCGGTCGGCTCGATGGTGTTCGGCGCGCTGCCGGTCGGTGCAAGGCTGCGATCCCGCATCGCGCGCATCAACGTATCGAGCGCCGCGAAGATGTTGCCGCGATCCATCGCCTGCGGATACGGCACGCTCATCCAGCCGATGCGGTTCTCGTCGTACATGCGCGCCGACTGCGTGACGAACGGGTGATCGGCCGGCAGGCCCGCGATCTTGTGGGCGATGTATGACTCGTACACGCGCGCGAACATTTCCGTTGGCCGCTGCCAGTAGCCTTTATCGCTGTCTTCGGGCGTGGGGCCATCCTTCGCCTTCGCGCGCTCGTAGTAGTCGGACGCGATGTCCTGCTTCTTCGATTGTCCGGCTATGAACGTGTCGAGCTTTTTCTGGAGCACGGCCTTTTGTTTCGGCGTCTTCGCGGCTTTGATTTTGGCTTCAAGGTCTGCGACGTAGGTCGCCGCTGCGTCAGCATTGAAGAACATCGAGTTGAGCAACATGGCAAACGCGTCGCGCACCTGTTCATCGAGCGTTTGTGTCGTGCCGCCCTGGCGAGTCTTGCCGGTCAGGTGCCGGCCTTTGATGGCAAGGATATCTTGCGCATGGGTCTCGACCAGATAGTGATCGAGCGCGTGCGCCCACTCGTGCGCGAACGCATCGTTGCGGCGAGTCATGCCGATCGTTTTCGTGCTTGGCATGTAGTAGGCGAGGGCGCCGTCGTACTCGCGATGCAGCTGCATGGCCAGCCGGCCATTCAAACTCATGAATTCCGGGTTGACGTTCTGCACGGCGGCGAGGTTTGTTAGACCAATCCACGCATCTTTCAGCGCGTCGATGGCCTCGCCGATGGGTAGGTTTTTGTCCATCTGAATATCGCGGAAACCGAACCGCGCCTTCAGAAGTTCGACGGCCTTATCGAAACGCCGCTTCGGCGTCGCCAGCTCCATCAGATCCGCGTTGATGTTGTTGTCAGTCCAGATGGTGTCCGGCGCGGCGCGGATTTCGCCTTCGCGCGTCATGCTGAACGGCCCAGGTTGTCGCTTGCTCTTGCGACGTTGCGGGCGGCGTACTTCGTCGCGCTCCTCGGCTTTGCTGGTATCGACGGGCTCCGGCGTCTCTTCACGTGGCACATTGCCCTTGCGTACTTCCTCCGCGTACCGCCGCAGCGATTCAGCCTCGTCCGTGTTGCCTTCCTCTTCAGCCTCGTCCGCCGCGCGATCGAGTGCATCGGCCTGTTCTGCCAGCGTAGGAATAGGCGCGTTGGCGTCGATGTCCGGTTCGAGCGTCTGTTGGTCTGCCCGTCCCTCGGCCGCTGGTTTTGCCGGTTTTGCCGCCTTGGTCTTCGTCGCACTCTTGACGAGCTGGCGCAGCGCGTCACGCGCCTCCGCATATTCGTAGTTCTCATACGGGTCGGTGACAACTTCGCGAATCTGTTCTTCCGTGAACCCGGCGGCGAGCGCCTGTTCGACGGCGCCGGCCGCTTCCGGGAACTGCGATAGCAGGCGTTCGGCCGGCGTCGCGTCGAGGTAGTTATTAGCCATGAAGAAGGAGGCGGCGAAACCTTCCGGCGTCGCGCTGCGCGCGTTCTTCGTTCTCAGGCTGCCGCCGCCGTACTTCGCGTGCATCTTGGAGCCTTCACTGGGCTCCACGGGAGCGACGGGAAGATCAGTGTTGAACTTGCCCCACAGCAATGTTTTCTTCGTGTACGGGTCGCCGAAATCGTTCGGGTTGAACGAGTAGCGCGCGGGCGGCAATCCGGTCAGCGACTCGATGCGGCCCACGGGATTCTCCAGCACCCAGAATCGCGGGCGCCAGAATTCCACTGTGCGCAGCGCCTGGAACACGAGTTCCTTGCTGGCCTCCGTGCGTCCGTCCGCATCCTTGTCGGCGAACCAGCGCGCGCCGGAGCTGGCGAAGTCCGTACACGGACAAGCAATCAGGATGCCGTCTACGGTGTGAATGTCCGGCATGTTGTCGGCAAACCATTCGACGGAAAAATCCTTGATGTCCGCGCCGTTCTGGATGTCGAACACGCGCACGTCGTAGCCAGCGTCGGCGAACGGCCTCGCCCAGTTACCCGTGAGGTCGAAGAGCGACAGGATTACCCGTTCGCTGTTGCCCTTCGGACGCTTGATCTTGCCCTGTTTCTCGGCGTGCTCCTGCCAACTCTCGATGCGGCGCGCGGCCTCCTCTCTGGATAGATAGGTGCCGTAACTGGGGTGATCGGTGGCGCGCGTGCGCTTTTTCGGCGCGGCGAAGAGCGCCGGGAATTCGTTGATGACTTCGCTGAATTTGTCTTGCGTTGTTTCGAGCGGGAGGGTCTTGCCGCTGTCTGCCGCCTCCGTTTCGCCCTCCGCGTTCTGGCGCACCGGCCCCTCGGGCTGCGGGTACACCTCTCCGCGCTGCAACGGTTTAGCTGAGGCTGGTGCGGCGGGCGCCGGTTTCTCCGCAGGTTTCGCGGGCGGCGTAGTCGGCGCAGCCTGGGCGGGCAGGGGATGGTCTTTCGCATCGATCAGGGCGATGCCGTCTTTCAGTGCCGCAAGCCACTCGCCCTCGAAGCTCACTGCTTCTGCCGGTGTGTCTGCGGCATCGCGCTTCTGGCGCGTCGCATTAATCCGTGTCGAGGCCGAGAGGATGTTCCAAAAGGTTTTTGGGTAATCCTCCTGCTTCATCACCTTGAACTTTTCCCAAAACTCTTTCTCTGCCGCCTCCGTCTCCGGCGCAACCGGGGGGATCATTCCCACCCTCTCAGCCTCGGCGATCGCGTCGAGGCCCTTCTGCACCTCCGCCATCAACTCGGCGTTTGCGGTCGCCTTGTCTTCTTCCTTGGCACCATCGACTTTGCTTTTTGCGGCATTTATCGCGGTGCCCGCGTCCACGATTTTGTGGTGGATGCTTCGCGGGTACTTGTAGAGCGTATGGCCCCACCAGAACTTCCAAAACTCATCGAACCCCTTTCGCCATTCCGGCGGCGTCGGTGCTTGGACAGGCGCTGGCGGCGGCTTTTTCGCTGTCAGCGATGGTGGTTTCAGTTTTGCCTTCTTCGCGAACTCCTCGAATGCCTTGAGCGCTTTTTGGGCTTTTGCAACCTGATCGTGATAGTCGATCGCGTTCTGCGATTCCGTTGCGGCATCGAGGACTTTTTGTACATCCTCTGGAGTGATGCCCATCTCAACGAGCCCTTCCGCGCCTTTCGATTTCATCAGCGCAGTGAACTCAGTCATGTAGTGATTAATGGTCACGGTGGCTTCGTGGAGCTTATCGACCATTTCTTGCGTGATTTCTTTACCGGAGTCCGCGAGGTTTCCGGCAATGGACGCCTTCAGTTTGCCGAGCGGGGTTCCGTCGTCGGCAGTGGTCTCTGGCTTCTGTGCGTTCGCGAGAACGCCGGCCATTAACTTCTTGACCGGATCGGTCTCACCGGTTTCAGTCGGTGGCGCGGCAGCTGCGCCACTTCGCACATACGCTTCGCCGGTCAGCTTTTTGTATTCGGCTTCAAACTTTTTCAGTTTCTCTCTGTGGCGATCAATGTGCGCCTGTAGTTCGGCCTTCTTCTTGGGATCGGTTTCCGCATCGCGCTTCGCCTCTGCATCAGCAATGACTTTGTAGTACTCCTCAAGCCAATGCTCCGCCTCGTCTCGTGCGTTTTTGAATTTTGGCGCCGCAGCGGGCGCTGCCGGAGCTGGCGCAGCCTGGGCGGCTGGGGCCTTCTTCGCCGGCTTGCCCTTGCGCGCGGCCTTGGCCGCTTCCTCGGCTAACTGTTTCTGTCGCGACGTTGGCTCCGGCACGCGGCCGGCGGCGATTTCCTTCGCCTCATGAATCAATCGCGCAACTGACACGTGCGCAAAGCCGACCGCATCCTCGCGTTGCAAGACGTTCGTGGCCGTGCCGATTTCGGCAATGTCTTCACGCAAGCTCGTGAGGATTTCCGGCGAGAGTTTTTCCGCCGGCACCTGGGCCATCAGCGACTCCAGCTCATCGAGCTTCGGCAGCAAGTCGCGCGCGCTCTTGACGGCGCGGGCGTCGTGCGTCTCTTCGTTCTTCACTTGGCCGAATTTCTTCGGCGCCTTGATGAATTCGTTGAGCGCCGCGCGCTCTGTGTCGAACGGGCGCGCGCTTGCTTCGGCCGGCGGCGCGATCGGCATTTCCGGCGCTGGCGCGGCCGGCGGCGCATTGACGACTTCGCCCTCACTGCCGAATAGTTTGCCCTGTGCCGGCGGCGGTGCCGCTGGCTTGCGCTTGCCCTTCGGTGTGACTGCCTCGCCGAGCGTTCGCGGCTGAGAGGCAGCCCCACCCGCCGGGGGTTTCTGCGTCGGTGAAACCGGTTGACCTGCTTGGGGCGCAGATGTCGGCGCGGGTTCAGTTGACGCAGAAGGGGCGGGTGGGGCTGACTGTTGAAATGCGGTAGATAGGGAGCGGCTTTCCTCTGGAATGCTGACGCCAGCCGGATTTTTGCTCTTGCTCGTGTACTCGGCAACGATCTCTTCGAGCGGGCGCCTATCTTCTGGCGGAACCGCGATCGATTTCCCGTTCGGCTGGATCAGCGTCCAGCCGCCATGAATTCCGGGTGTTGCTTCGACGGTAGCGGGACCGCCTGTGCTGGTCTCGTCCTCAACCTGGGCCTGAATGACGAACGCGCCAGCGCGCGGAGGAGTCGCCGTCCTCTGGGAAGCAGTGGACGGGGCTGTAGGACCCACCGCACCGCCGATCCCAGAGGCCGGACTACCCGTGGTTGCGGGCGGCGGCATTGTACCAGCGTCCGGCGGCGGGCCTGCGCCAAATCGCATCGCTGGGACTGAGATGCCAGCCAGCTCAGACAGGTCGATCGTCGGGCCGGCTTGGGTGTTGATCGGCAGCTGCATCGGAATGTCGGACTGCTGCGGCAAGTTGGGCGCAGCGAATCCGCCGCCGCCCTGGCCGGCAAGAATGTCGGCGAAGTTCGCGACCGTGGATGCGTTGAAGCCATCTGGCGCGCCGCCACCGGGCGGCGTTGGCGGCCTCGACTCAGGCAATGGGTCCGGTGTGCCGTACTGGAAAGCGGACTCATCGATGTGTGGTTCTGGCAGTGGGCTCGTCAGAACGCCGACGCCACCGCCCATGATGCCGCCGAGCACTGGCGCGCGCGCCATCCGCTCAAGCGCTTCGGCCACCGTCATGTCAGGGTTTAACCAGCCCTTGTCGACAGCGACGTTGATGTCTTCCGTGATTTCTTCGGAGATCGCCTCGGCTGTCGCCGTGCTGATTACATGCCCGCGCTTTCCTTCGGCCCACTTGCCGATCATCTTGCGCATCGCCTCTTTGCCGGTGGCCGTCTTCAAAGCCACTTCCAACACGCCCATTTCCGGCGCTACTTCGGCAAACGTCCTTGCCATCGAACCGAAGAGGGCTGTCGCATCGTCATGTCCCTCGTTCTTGAGGTTGGCGAATTCCTCGGGCAAGACAAGGCCGCCCATCGTCAAAGCGCCTGCTTCTGGCCCCAGCGCTATGCCAGCCACGAGAGCGGGAACCATGTCCGCGAGAACGGAATTCGCGGAATCGAAGAAGAACGCATCTGGACCCCACTCGCTCTCGAAGTGCGGGCGGGTGCGCTGGAGTTCGGCCGCGATGTCCTGTCGCTCCTTCGCGAGTCCTTCGAGTCGCGCGTCCTGCTCTGCGATCAGCGCGCGGTTCTCTTCCTTGAAGTTCTCCAGTTCCTGCGGCTCCATGTTGGCGATCGACGGCCAGTCGCGCGTGAAGACATCGGGCCGCACGCCTGCGCGCTTCGCCATTTCGGCAACATACGGGTCCTCGTCGTAGTTGATGCGGTCGCGCGGGTCCGCGACGGTGCGATTGAATTCGTCGATGCGGCGAATCGCGTCCGGCAACACCATCGCCTGCCAGAACTTTTTGCGTGCGTCCTGGCTGGCAACCATTTCCTGCGCGCCGACCGCTTTTAATCCGTAGCGGCCCACGACGGTCGGCGGGATTGCTGCCAACGTGTCGCCGAACGTCGCATAAGGGCGAGTGTCGATCGGCGCTTGTGGTCTGGCGGCGGCGACTTCGATTTCTTGCAGCGGATTGCGCTGGTTTCGTTCCGACAGCCGTGGGCCTAGCCGCTGGTCTCTGAAACTCCCACTGTGAAAATCAGCCGGCTTTGTTAGCGGTCCACCGAGCGCCGCCATCTTGCTTTCGATGTCCGCCTCGCGCTCTGGCGTCATCGGCATGGAGACGCGCGGCTTCTCCGGCAATGGACCAAAGATAGACGCAAGGTCCGACTCCTCGAACATCGGCTCTTCGGGTGGCGCGGTCATGCCCTGGCCCGGTCTCAGGAACGGCTGTTCCAAGTTGAGCGCGCTCGCCAACGGATGCGCGTCGGGCGGGCGCGGCAGCGCGTACTGGCGCTCCTGTTCCTTGTGCAGCTGCTGCGCGTACGCGTTGGCGTCCGCGATCGTGGCGAATTTTCCGAGATGCTTGCCGCTGCGGTAGTACTCGTCCTTGGCTTCTTGATCGGACATCAGTCGCCCGGAGTCGCTGATTGTTGGGACCAGAACTTCGCGGCCGTCGCGGTCCTGGAACGACATCGAGCGCACCGTGCTGAAGCCGCCCTCCGGGTGTTCGTAACGCTTGCGGTTGTCCAGGTTGATGTTGCCGGGCTCGCGCGCGCCGGGGCGAGCCGCTGGCGCATCCTCGTCCCACCACGACTCATTCGCCGCTTTCGGTTTCGCCGCCGGCTCGTCCTCTTCCCACCATTCAGGATTTGAACTCATTTCTTTGTCTTGATCGTTGGCGGGTTAGTCGGCGCTATGTAATCGGTCCCGGATGGCAACGAGTCGCGCTCCGCTTTGTTCGTAGGCGCCGGCAACATGCGTCCATCTGTCCAGCGCTTTTTTGCAACGGGCTTTGCGGATGTTGGTTTCGGGGGCGGGGTGGCCGCGCGCGGCGCGTCAGCGGTTGGCGCGGCTGCTGGTGGCGGGCCAGCATTGACGATTGGGTCAGCCAGTTCGCGCGGCGCCTGCGCTGGATTGTCGGTGGCTGCACCGAACTCAGGCAGGGGGTTTTCAAAGTTGGGCGTGAGATATTCGGTCTCGCCCCAACCGAAGAATCCGCTACTCGGTTTCTGGTAGACGCCTCCGGGAAACCGCGCGTCCCAGACGCGCGACAAGCTTGTCGCGTAGTTGTGGGTATTTACTGAAGTGTCGTGCGCGATCTCATCGAACATCTTGTAGATTTCGGCATCGCCCATCTTCTTGCCGGTCGAGCGCATACGCTGATAGATGCCGACCATGATGGCGTTGCCCATCGCTGGCGTGAGCGTGATCGCGTTGGCCTGCTGCTGAGACTGGTTGCGCAAGTTGATTTCGGCGATGTGCTGTTGGCCTTGGATGTCCAAGTATTCAAGACGATGTTTGTGCGCCAGCTCGTCTCTTTCGGTCTGAAAGTCGCGGTTTTTTTCACCCTCGCCAGCCTGGAAACTCTGGGTAACCCCGAGCCTTCGCATCGCGGCGGCGTCGGACTGCGACTTAAACTCCTGTTTCGCCACGAATGCCGCGCTCAGAGGGCCAGCAACGGACTCGGCTTCGTTGACAAACTTCGGGCCGCCGACCGTGACGATTTTGTCCATCAGGCCGGCGGCCTTCGCACGGGTTGCCTCAAGGTCCGGCTTTCCTTCTGCGTTAAGCACGGGATCTTTGTAGAGCAGCGCAAGCTCGCCGAGATACCCGGACGCCTCGGTCTCCCTGGTGCGATCTGCTTCCTCGTTCGCGGCCTTCGTTTTCGCGTACTCGAATTCCCACTTGTTCTGTTCGCGCGCCATCAGCTTGTCGCGATCCGGCGGCGCGAACGCGGAGGCGAGATTGCGCGCGGCGTCCGCGATCCACGGCGAGTTGTAGTAGTAGTTTGGTACGGTGGCCATGCTGACTCCTAATAACCTCGTCTTCGCATACCGCCTGGAACCTTGTTGAGCCATTGCGGCCAGAATGCCCGCTGGTCTGGCGTCATATACCAATAGGGGTCATAGCCGCCCGCTGCCGCGCCGGCTTGTGTGAGGCCTGCGTTCGCAGTGGCGGCCCCGCTCGCAGCGTCTGCCACGCCGTAGGCGCTGCCGAAACGGCCAGCGGTCGAGCCGATCTCTGCGCCGCCCGACAGCATCGGCTGACTCCAATCGAACCCCGATCCGACCTTCGCGGCCTGCATCCCTTCGGCGGTAACCTCACCAGCGGCGTTGCCGGCGGCGTTAGGTGCCGCCATTGCTCCCATTGAAACAACCGCAGAGGCGAGCTTCATGATGTCGGCTGCCGTGGCCCAATCGCGACCCGCGCCGGCGGCCTTCTGATACAGCGCCGGAAGTACGTTGCGCTGCCACCCCTCGGTGAAGCCCTGTTGCATACCGATGTCTTGCAAGTTGCGTGCGGCACCGATATTGGATTCTTGAAAAACATCGCCAAAGGCCCCGAGTTTTGAGAGCGCTCCGGTACGCTGGTTTTCTTCCGCCAGAGCACTCGCGCGCGCGCGCTCGTTTCCCTGGACCGTTGAAGTGGCCTGCCTGGGCGCATCGGTTGCAAGCACGCGAGTGCCGGCGTCGGTCGTGGTCGCCGTGGGCGCTTCCTGTCGATAGACTTCCGTCAGCTCCGCTGCACGCTGCGCCTCGCGATCTTTAATCCCCGTCATTTTCGTCGCGGTGTCCCGCGCAGAGGCCTCGGCTTTCGCCTGCTGCGCCTTGCGGCGCTCGCGCTCCTCACCCATGACGTGGGCCTGTGCTTTGCGCGTCTTATGCTGTGCCTGCGCGTTTGACGCCGTGCCGGCAGCCATCAGCGCGAGTGCGATCCATTCAAGCGGTGTCATGACTAGCCTCCGACCGTTCGCGTGTAACGGCTGCCACCGCCAGTACTCCAGCCTGGGATGCGACCAAACAAGGTGCGACGGTTCTGGTTGTTGCGTTCAAGATCAGCCTGCGTCGCGAGCCCCGCCGATAGATCGGTGATGACCTGCCCGAGCATCGGCATCGCCGGTGCGTCGTAGTTGGCCTTGATCGCGGACGCTGCATTGGCGAATGCGGCCGACGAGTCGCCGGTGGCGTTGAGCTGGTTGAGCACCTGGTTCTGCGCGAATTCGACATCCGAAACGCGCTGGTTCTTCGCCCCGAGCGCCATCTGATTGACGGCGGTGTTGCCTCGTAGTCTCGCTGTCTCCTTCTCCTTCTCCTTCTTTGAAGCGACATACGAATTAAAAAGTCCCGCTCGCATGAGCCCGGCTTCCATCGCCTTGGCGGCGTCCGCGAACTGCTTATCAACGTCCGGCTGGTAGTAGTTCTTTACGTTCTGCACCAGATCGTCGTAGTACTTCTTGTCGAAGGTATGCGCGAATTTATTGCGGGTATCCGCCGTGCCCGTGCTGATGTTGAGTTGTCGCTGCTGCTCTTCTTGCCTAGCTCGCCGGGCTTCTTTGCCCGCTCCACCGTCACCGCCAAACATGGGGGATCTCCTTCACGTATTCGATGTTGTGGGGCAGATAGCCCGCGCGTTGTGCGACGCGTATAAACCCGCGTCTTCGCGTGTAAAATCGCATGTACTTCGCGCCACCGAGTTGCGCATAGATTTCCAGATGTGGCTGAAAGCGCGCGATGGCATCGCCACCTTTGTGCCACACGAGATAAACGAATAGTTCGATGTCACCTTCGATGTACGGGTAGTCATCGAACCGCACGATCGCGAATGCGGAGGCATCTTCCCTGTCCACCAGCAACGCGGCGCGGTCCTTGTCGAGCATGTGTCGCACGCCGTCGATCGACCAGTCTTTGTCTGAATACATCGAGGCCAGCTGCTCGAGCCCAGGCAGAATATCCGCCCACACTGCCCTGTGATTCGGTACATAGAAGCGCGCCGGAGCGACGCGATCAATCTGCTGTTGATTCGGTGTAGTGCAGGCTTGCATTACCAATTCTCGCGGGGCCGACGAAAGTGGTTCTCAGTTCAAGAGATAGGGCAGGGGACTCGCCATTGATCGCGATCTTCTGCTGCTGGTACGTGCTCTTGGTGATCGTGGCCAGCAAATCGAGTGCTGTGGGTAACGTCGGGTCAAACGATCCGCGCACGATCCACGTGCCGTAGATAGCCGCATCGATGCCGGTCCAGTTCTTCGAGGTCGCCGGCTTGCTGGCGTCGATGTACGGAACGCGGGCGAGCGCTTCGGTGTCGTCGTACGTGTCGCCATCCTCGCCGCCGTAGACAACGATGTTGTTGCCAGAGCGCCAGTAAACGCTGTTATCCGAGCTGTTCATCATGGTGACTGGCGCGCTCGTCGCGTCGTATCGCGTCCACGCTGAAATGCGGCTCGTCGGATAGAACGACAGCACGAAGAACTCATCCTTGAGCGCCATCCATAGCCGCCCGGAGCGCGGCTCGACAATCGCCCAGATGCTGTGCTTCTTTTCAACGTCGGTCAGCGTCTCCAGTTTCTGCTTCACGAGTGTATCGATCAGGTTGCCGATGTCGGCGGCGAAGGCCTGTTCGGATGAATCGCGCGCACGCAAACTGCGGATGCCGCTGACATCCAGGTACATGACATCGGTCTGTCCCCACGGCGTCACGCTATGCGGCGCGAAAGTGCCGGTGCCGTGGATCGTCTGGCGCTTGGCGTCGCCTTCCGGGTTGTCTACTTCGATGTGCCAGACGAAGATGTGCCGCTCGCCAAACACCGCAAGCTCGCCGCCGTAGTCCGCCATCGATACGAGTTTCGGCGCGCGGTTCGTAATCATCGTGTGATCGATTTCAAGCGGACCGATGGCAGGGTCGGCCCATATCGATGGGTCAGCCGTTTCCGAGAAGCGCAGCTTCGTTCCATGCACGGAAAACATGCGGTAGTTATGTGCGACGGCGTACGTCCCGAGTTCCATCGGGCTGCCGGGAGTTTCAGGAAACGCCATAGGAACGGGCGTGCTTCTAAAAAGTGTGCCGCCGCCTGGATCGATACCGCCGGAAAGTGTGCCGGAGGCCTCGCGCAGCGCTCCGCCGCGAACTTCAACGCGCCAGCCGTTGTACAAGGGCGATGCCACATCGACCCAGAAGAGAATGTTGCCGCCCGTCCCCGCCTGTGCAAACAATTTCGGTTGTGCGGTGAGGGCGTTTGAAACGAAGTTGCATTCGTCCATGAGCGCAGCCGCCGCCGCTTCGCCGCCGGTGGGGCCAGGGTTGTACGGCACGATGATGCTACCTGCCGGGCGCCCCATCCTCGTGCCGGTGATTGTCATGAACGCGTATGCGTCAATGGGTGTGGAGCCGCCGGTGAAGTTGTAGGTAGTACTCGGCGCGACGAGATGCAGGTGATAAATTTCGATGTTCGTGGGCGTCACGCCACTCAGGTAGATAGCCGGCATCAAGTTGAGCGTGACCTGTGGTTTGTTAACGGGCGTGCTCGTGTCTGGAACTTCGGCGTCTCCGCCGCCGCCAGGAATCTCAACCGGCGTGGGTGGAGGAATCGTCACCGCCACGTCTTTCCACCAATGCACGATGTCGCCGTCCGCGTACTGCGCAATCACGTACAGCGAGCCGCTGAATTCTTCCACTGACAAAATGCGTACCAGCGCAGTGCCGTGAATCGGTTCGGGGATGGAGTGATAGACCGTGCCGGCGGGCAGCCCGGTCGGCGGCGTCGCCGCGTCGCCCCAGGTGTGATAGACGCGCCCCTCCGTGACCCACAACCCCACCGTGCTCGACGGCAGCGTGTCCGTCACCACAAACGCGGCGCGCTTCTCCAGCTCGCCGCCCAACGTGATGTGACAGTCGCGCGCGTCTAACAACGCTCCGGCCTCCGTCGTATCGATGAGCTTGCGGGTATCGACCCCGCGCTCGAAGGATTTGACTTGCGTGTAGGGCACCTAGAACCCCACAGAGAACGGCACGGGCTTCGCGAATACTTCCGGCTGCTTGTTCTTTTCGGTTTCCTCGCCGCCCAGGCTGAACGTGCGATTCTTCTCCGAGTTGCCGCGCAACTTCAGATACAGGTTGGTCGCGAGCTGTAGTTTGTGCTGCGCGTCGTCTTTCTTCTCGCGCGATAGAATTTCCGCGGCAGCAAACAACACGATCAGATCGCCGTCCAGATCGAACCGATCAGCATCAGCAACGATCTCAGTCAGGAACCGAATACCTGTTAGGCGAACGAAGCCTTCCTTCGATCCAGTGAGGTCCGCTGAAGTGGATGGCAGAGGCCATACTTCAATCATGCCGCGATCGTCCGGCGTGCCGGCAGTATCGGCCGGGTCCTCTGTGATGTCCCAGCGAGTGACCGGCCATGAGCGCTCGTTGTCCTCCGGGTCGTAGATAGAGTACTGGCGCTCGTCAATCCCCATGATGAGCGGCAACCACTGGCCACCAAATTTCACTTCCGCCGCGTCGACGCGCTCAAACGGCAAATCATCTGGCACCGAATAGAAGCGCTGCCCGGCGTTGAGCGAGAAGTCGCGCGACACGCGCAAGTGCATCCAGTCCCAATCGGACCAGAGCCTGCGCTGCGTGCGCTTTAACACCTGAATCAGCGTGTCGCGGTTGTTGATCCCGTGGGCCGCGTTCTGACTGTAACCACACTCCGCCTTCAGTTCGGAGAGAAGTTCGCCGAGAGTGTTACCGCGCATTTCATGCGCTCTTTGCGCTCACCGCGAATTTCGCCGACGCCTCTGCGGGCTTCAGCAAAGCGGGGTTGACGCCGAGTGAATCGATACGCATCGGGAACGCGGGGCCTGGAAAGTCGCGCCAGATGTTTTGGATGCGCTCGCGATGCAGTGGATAGAGTTCCTTGAGGCGTTCAATTTCCTCCGATGGCTCGCGCTTTATTTCGCCAATGGGTTCGATCTGGATGACAGCGTCAGCGCCGTGCAGCGCCTGCAAGAGCAGGATTTCCGCAGGCGTGAGGCCGAGCTTCCAAACCATGTTGTTGCGGTCGCCCGTGAGCGCCACCATCGCGTTCAGTGTCTGCATTGCTCTTCCCTCGCGTTAGAGGCGGGGGGCACAGCGCCCCCCGCTGATCTGCATCAAGTGACTTGAAAGAGGGCGTGGCAGTTGAGCTGATCCGCGACGAGCTGCGCGGTGTACGTGCGCGCCTTGAAGAGCGCGTAGACATCGTGCGGCCGAGCCGGGGCGTGGTCCTTGCCCCATTCCTGTTCCATCGCGTAGACGTACAGGTGTTTGGGATCGATCACGTAACAACTGTTGATGAACGCGCCGCCCAGGTCATCCAGTGACGGGTCGTACTGGAACACCAGATCGTTGTAACGGATGTCGGCTACCGCAATATCGGTCGAGGATGGTTTCGTCCAGCCCGCGTCGGTGTAGTAGCCCTTGTCACGCAGCTGCTTCACCAACGCATCGAGGAAGCCCGAGCCCGCGAACGCCACGGTCGGCTTGCCGCCGTAGCGGCGCAGCTGGCGCATCTCCGAGTGGATCACGTTGGGTAGTTCGGTCGTTGCGATCGGCCACGTGGCATAGCGATTGCGCCACCACGTATTCGTCGCGCGATCCAGTCCACCCGTGACGCCGACAGCCGGTGTCGCGGTGAGGAAGTAGCGCACGCCGATGAAGCCGAGCGGATCGGCGGTTCCATCGCCCCAGAACATCGTGTTGAGAGACTTCATGGTGATTTCACCGAAGGTCTCAACCTTGTCCTGCATGATGTTGGTGATTGCGGTCAGTTCGCGCTTGCTGTGCTTGCTCGTGTTCTCGCCGAACGCCGAATCGGTGACGCTGATGCCATCGATCTTCAGTTCGGTGAACGTGCAGTTCCAGCCGGTGTGAACTTCGCGCCACGGATACTTCACGCGCTCGATGCCGGCGATGTTGCCGTAGGCAACCGGATCGTCATGCGTGAAGCCGCGAAGTGAGCCCGTGGGCGGAACGGCCGCACCCTCGAACGAATACTTGCCCTTGACCGGGATCGTGATGTCGCCCTTGCCGCCGGGAAAAGTCTTGCGCGCGCCTTCGAGTTTTGCGAGCAGTGGCTTGTCCTGAATCGACTGCGGGAGCGGCTGACCCCGGAAATGAAAGTCGAGAGCTGCATTGGCAATGGATGCCAGCTCCGACGCAGTGAATGCCATGTGTTCAGCCTCCGAAGAGGCCGGCGGGACAGCTATCGGGCAAGGGCGTTTTCAATCGCCTCGCGCATCGACTTGGGCTGTGCCTCGGCCGGCTTGTTGAGTCGTCGGCCGACCGTTGGACTGCTTACGGCACGAGGCTGCGGTTTGAATGCCTGCAATCGCTTCGTCACGGTTTCGTAGGCAGCTTTTGCCATTCCCCGTGCATCTGCGACCGTCGACGGTACGCCGTGCTTCGTGACCAATGCTGTCAACGCATCGACCACCAGTTCGTGCTTTTCCGGCGTGTAGTCGGGGTCGGAGGCTTTCAGTTCTGCCTGATACGCGTTGACGGAATCGTGAATTTCTTTGGTTCGCTGCGCGGCGCTGACTCGTTGGTTCTCGGCTGTTTCGGCCGCCATGCGCGTCTTTTCCAACGCGCTATCGGCCCGCAGCTGTGCGACTTCCTTGGCGGAGTCCTCATCCAGAACGCCGTCATCGACTTTCTGTTTAAGGTCGGAGGGTAGTTTGTGGCCTAACTTCTCCTCCCACATCGCGGTGAATCGCTGTAGCTCTTCAACCGCCGCCTTCGGATCGTTCGCGAGTAACCTGGGCCAAGCGAACAGTTGGGCCATGTCGTCCTGCGACATGCCCATCTTCTGCGCGTCGCGGCCGATGGCGCTTAAGGTTGCGTCCATCTCCCGATAGCGTTCGTTCGAGCCCTTCAGGGCGCGGTTCTCATTCAAGACTTCGCGGAAGCGCTCGATCTTGTGAAGAGGAACCTCTCCCTTCAACTGTTCCAGCGCCGCGAGTAACGCACCGTCACTCACGTCGTCTTTGGTATCCGGCTTCTTGTCGGCTTCTGGTTCCGGCTGATCGCCTTCGGCGGCGGACGACTTCGCTTTGGCCGCAAGGTCTATCGGTGCGTCTTCGTCCTCGATGGTTTTCACATCGAGAGCGTCTTTGACGACATCGAGAAGACTCTTGCGCTCCTCGTCCTTCGCAGGTGACGACTCTGCGGGCGCAGCTGCGCTTACGTCGGGGGCTGGTTCGCTACCGGGTGACGATTCCGGTGCCGCGTTATCTGTCGATTCCTCGTCAGGTGTTTCCACGGTGCGTCTCGTACTGCGAACGCGCGGAATGTACCGCAAAGAGTCGACAGCGGTCTATAGACGACTGTCGACTAGGCTGCGTATTCCTGCGGCAGCGGCACCATTGGCGGGCGGCCTGGGCCGCCAAGTCCGGGCGGAGGCCCTAAACCTTGCGGCTGAGTCGGCGCGCCTTGCGCGTTGTTCGCGCCTTCGGGTCCTTGTGCGTTCGGGTCTTCTGCGCCGGGCGCGCCGGGCTGCGCCGGTGGCGCCTGATTGAGCATCTGGATAGAGGGAATGTTGGCGGTGAACGCTTCGGTCAAATCGATCGAATCGTCAATCGCTTCAATGAGTTTCTGGCCCAACCACTGCGGGTTGACGCCGGGAATCTGGATGAGAAACGGCACGAGCTGCTGAAGCGCCTGCTGACGTTGCACCTTGTTCGGCCGGCCGTTGCTGCCGGCGACGATCTCCAGATACATCTCGTTGGCGATCTGCTCGCGGTTCATCTGCGGCCACACGGCACCGGGGCCGGCGATCTGCTGGACGGTGGCGGGGTCAAGTTCGGCAAGCATGATCTGCGATGAGTCGCGAGCCAGGACGGACAGGTAGTCGTTCAACTGATCCGCCTCGGCCTCAAGGGCTGCGGTGCGCGCCTGTTCGGCAGTTGCCACCGCCGTGGCGGTGTCACCGGAGCTGCCGCCGAAGGCGGGCTCTGCCATGCCGACCGTTTTGTATACGTCGTCCATGATCGACTGCGACTCGTACAAGTTCGGGTCGACACCGATTTTCGGCAGCGCTTGAATCAGGTCCGTGACTTTGTTGCCCGGCATCATGCCGTCGATTTCAACGACTGCGCTGGCATCGAGGTTGCTCAACGCGTTCTTGTCGCCATCCGACAGCGCGCCCTTGGGTGTCACGTAGCCTGGGCGGTTCGCCTTGCGATGTTCGCGCAATGCTTCCTTCTGCCGGTTCAGCTCCATCTGCTGCGGCGTCATGTTGTTCACGTCGCTGGGCGGGAAGAGCTTCGTCGGATGCTCCAGCTCGTTGAAGCACAGCGCGTAAATCGGGAAGAAGCGCTCAACCTGGACTTCTGGGGCTCCCGGCTCTTTCAAAAAATCCTTGTAGCCATCGGCCATCTCGAACTTCAAGCCCGTGGGCTTGTGATACTGCATCCACACGCACACCAGATCGTCGTGGCGCCCGGAAAGATCGTTGCGCGGATTCTGCCGGTACTCCATGCCCGTGGTGGAGTAAGCGGTGTAACTCTGGCCGGTGGAGTTCGCCGATGTCTGGCCACTGATATCGATCTTGTAGAACTCCTTGACCTCATCGGTCGTCATGAAGATTTCTTCAGTGACCCAATCGGCACCGATCCACCCATCGAGCGCGATGCACTTTTTGTCGGGGATGACGCTGGTCGGTTTCGGGAAGTCGAACACCAGGCCTTCACGGATGATGACGGACTGTTGCGCCTGCAACGCCTGCATCGCCAGCCGCAACTCCTCGGCCTCAGCGTCGAGCAGCGTCTTGTCACCCTCGGGGCCAACCTCATCGACGAGCCGCTGAATGTGTGCAAGGCGTTGCTGGGAATCCGCGATCTTCGCCTTGTTGTCCGGCGACAGGTCGGTCTCGCGCTGAAACCCCAACTTCACGTAACCGACAGCGGTTTGCACGGCCGAGCGCACACAACGCTTCATCTGTGACTTGAACGAGGGGATTTGTTCATCGATGTAGTAGTGAAAGCAGCACTCCAGAGTCTTGCCGAGTTTTTTGTACATCTCCTCTTCGGCCTTGCCCTGCTGCACGTCCATCATGATTTGCATCGCCTGCATCGGGTCCGGTAACCCCTGCGCGGCCATCTGCAACTGGTTCATCGTGCCGTCCCAAAACTTGTATTTCAGTTTCGGCCGACACTTCGCGTGCGCGCGCGGGTTCTTCGCGTACAAACTGGCGACCTTCTGGCGCACGAATCGCTGCGTCACGTTGACTTTGTAGTTGCCCTTCGGCCACGAGCGCGACGCGCCGTTCCACGCGACCTCCATGTCTTCGAGCATCTGTTTGAACGAGGGGGCGAAGTGCTTTTTGTCGGCGCGTACAGACTCCTGTAGTTCGAGCACCAGGGCGGCGCGCGCGTCGGGGACTTCAATGTCGTAGCCCTTGATAATCATCACCACACCTCCGCGAGCTGCGGCGCGTCGCGTAACTTTCCTTGGTATTCCATTTCCTTCTTCCACCAGCCAAACGTGCCGTGTTTCAACGACTTCTCGTCGCGCAGCGGCGTGCCCGCGATCAGCTGGAGCACTTTCAACCCCATGATTGAAATTGCGGTCACGAAGTCATCGTTCGTGCCGTGCGGGAAGTGCAGTAGTTCGTGCTTGGCTTCCGGGAACCACGGAGCGGCCCGTGGAAACACCACGCGCCCGGCTTGCATCAGGCCCGCGATGGATTGCGCGATGGCCTCCTTGTTTTTGTGGACCGGGATCGAGTCGATCACGACAGGGATACCGCGCTCGATCTTGCGTTTGTGAATCCACGGGCCTATAGATTTCAAGATCGCCTCGTTCTCGGCGAACCAGAACGAGGGCTTCCACAACGCCACCATGTCGAGCATGGCTTCGACTGTTTGATCGGGGGGTCTGCGATCCCAGTAACAGTCTAGTAACCAAAGGTACTTGTTAGGACAAACCCCCGCGATGAGCATCACCGATGCGTCGTGCTTCTTGCGGTCGGTGCCGATGGCATGGTCACTTGCCGCGTAAATACGCATTTCCTCGGCTCGAGGACGGTTGCTAGACAGATACGTCTTCATCCACGCGGCGCGGAAGAACGCGCCTTCTTCGGGCGAGGGGCGCTGTTGATACAGCGCCATGAACGCCACCGGGTCGAGCCGCTTTTGTGCTTCGAGCCACGCAACGGGGAAACGCGACGGCCACAGCGCCTCACCTGGGCGGCGGTTCATCGGATCATTCAGCTCCGCGATTGCCGGCAGGTTGAGCACCTTCCACTTCGCGGCCTCTTCGCGGTTGTACGCTGGGTTGCGCGGATCAGTTAGGCGTCCAACTACATCGTCCTCGTTCCAGCGTGTCATCACGAGTACTACCGCGGAACCCACGCGCATCTGCCGGGTCAGGAATACCTGCACAAACCAGCGCCAAATTTTCTCGCGGATCGTCGGGGAGTCGGCTTCCTCGGCGTCTTTAATCAAATCATCCGCGATGAGCAGGTGACCGCCGCGCCCGGTTGAGCTCGACCCGCGTCCAACAAAGGAAAGCTGTCCGCCGGCGGCCGTCTTAATTCGATCGGAGCCCTGCGCGCCGGTCTTCAGTTTGCAGAGCGGAAAGATATTTTGATGGCGCGGATGGCGGAGCACGTCACGCACATCGCGGCCAATGTCGCCGGCGTAGTCATCGTTGTAGGTTGCGATGATGGTGGAGCGGTACGGATCGCGCCCCGTGAACCACGATGGAAAGAACTTACTGATCTGCTGCGTCTTGCCGTGGCGCGGCGGCATGGTGACGATCAACCTGGGCCAGAGCCCTTTGTCCACCTGTTCAAGCGCTGCGGCGAGCACCTGATGATGCTTGGCGACTTCGTACATCGACGCCGACAGGTCGTCGGGATCGTCGGGGGAGGGCATGAGCAACTTGCAGTACAGAAGGAAGTTGTCGCGCGCCTCCTTGAAAACCTTCAGACGCTCCAGGGCCTCAAGGCGCGTGCGTAACGCCTCGATGTCTTTCGCTTCCTCGTCGGTGTCAGTAACGCTTTCGCGTGACGATGGCGCCGAAGTTGCGTTTGCGAGCTGGCCGGGTGATCGGAGCAGATCCTGGGGCTCGTTCGCGGTTGTACTGTTTGGCGGCGCGTGTTTTCGCTTCCGTTTCGGCGACGCCTTGGGCGATGAGTTCATCGCGCATTTCCTCGTATTTCTTTGGCATGGCTCCTCTCCGTCGTCATGGCTAGTTAGGGCCGATCCCCTTCACCCGGCTGCCGCAACATCGCCGCGAGGCGTGCGATTGCGTCAGTACCTGCAAGGGCGTGGGTGAAGGGGCCGGCGTTTCTTGTTGTTTCAATGTGGCGCCTCTTCCTGCACTGGCGCGGTCGCATTGGCGGCTGAGGGGGCGATGATTACTTGTCCGGTGGCGATGGCTTGCAGCAAGCTCACCGCGATGTCGTACGCCTCGCGCTGCGTGCGGGTGTGTGGCACCTGATCCAGAAACTGCAACGCATACGTCGCCGCCTGCTGCGGGCTGATCTGTATGGGTTGATTGTCGTGACCGTTTTTCATGTTGCCTCGCTATGCTCGATAAAAAGTGACCGCGTACACGTTGCCGTCCGCAAACGCCATGATTCCGGGGTTGAAAACCCAGATGCGGCGCGTGCCGGAAACACTCGTGGATGTGCGCGCGGAGCGCGTTGCGGAGCGCGTCTCATTGGCGCTGCCGCCTTGGAAGAAACCGAACACGCTCATGCTGGACCAAGAGGCATCGGCATCGGCCGGCGCGCCGCCCGCGTTGTTGAGCGCGATGTTCAGATTGTCGTCATCGTTCCACCACAGGCCAGCCAGGGTGTTCGCGCCGACGACGTTCGTGCTCACAGAACCAATGCCGCTGCTTCCCGTGATGAGGCCGCTGGTCGCAAACCCCAAATTCGTCCGGCCGAGAGCGGCTTCCAAAAAGTTGCCGGCGGTCATGCTGAGCGGATCGGCATTGATGCTCATGAAAATCTGCGCCAGATCGACGCCGGCCGATTGAAATCCGGTGTTCGCTATCGCAGTGCTTGAACCACGCGGCTCGAAGCGCTGACTCAAATCCACGCCGCCGTTACTCAAGAAATTCACGTTCGCCGCCGCCGCGCTCGTGCGAGCCTTAAACAGCACGTCCAGATCGCCGCGTGCGGGGATGGTGTAGCCGGTTGTCATGCAGCCGCCGTGTTCTGTTCCTGCCACGCCGCCAGTAGCAGGATGGCGAGGCGGTCATAGGCGACGGTCTTGCCGTCCGAGAGCTGCGGGCAGACATCGTGAACTTCTTCGGCGATGAGGCCTAACTGTTCGTGATCGCTGCCGGTCAATAGCCGATACAAAATCGGGCGCAGGCGCGAGAGGATGTCTGACACTTTTGAGGGTGCGCCGGTCTCGCGTTTGATAGCCCGCGAGGATGTGGCGTTAAACGCCGGTGCATTCACACCGGCCGAGGTGAAGGTCGCCGCGACTGTCGCGCCGGCGCTGATGCCAACGACGTTGGTTGTCGAGCGATACATACCGCTATCAGGGTCATTCTCGAACGCATATCCGGGCGCGGCAGCCGTGCCGTCCGCTCCCTGCATCGGCAAGCGCAGTGTATGAACCGTGGTGGTCCAGCTCGCACGAAAGGTCCCACCGGTAGTTAGACGAAGGTCGTCGGCACCGCCCGAATAAAAACCGGTGTTGATGTCCGAGGAGAACGTATACGAGGGCGCGCCGACGGTTCCATCGGCTCCGCGAATATTTACCGTGAGGGTCAGCGTGCCGGCCGAGAGGGTCACAACGCCCGTACCGCCAACGGCGAAACCTAGAACGCCGGTCCCGACGCGATACATGCCGAGATTTGTTTCGCCAGTGAACGAGTAGGTAGGCCCTGCGGGCGCACCGCCCGGGCCGCGAATCACGCCGCCCGTGGTCACAACGCCCGTACCGAGAAAGGCGTACGTTGACGCGCTGCCAGTGAGATCGCCAAAACTGATGTCGGTAACGCCGACGCCAGTGCCGCGCGTCACGGTCAGAATATTGCGCGAGCCAGTGAGCGCATCATCGTAGGTTCGCAACGTCAATACTTTAGCGGCGATGCCGATGGCCCAATTTTTCTCATCGGCCGCCCCATCCGTCTCACTGAAGCGGATGATGGGCGACGTGCTTGCGAAGGTGTGCGTCCCTGTCCACGTCGGCGCGATGGCCTGCGAGAGTGCCGGGGCACCATCGGAGCGCATGGCGGTCGTGGCGACACCGTTGACCGCCGCGAGCCCGATGGTGCTCGTCGGGTCGGCTACCGCTCCGCCGCTGCCTGAACTAGATAGAATGAATACGCAGTTAAGGTCCGCATTGTTAGGAAACGGCGTACCGAGAGAATTGATGTGCGTGACCGGCACCGACCACCATCCGGTGTTGTTAGTCGCGGGTGCCGCAACCTGAAAAACCACGGCCTTGCTCGCGTCGTTTCGCTGCTGGATGTAGATGCGGTTTCCGGCCTGCAAGAGCGACAGGATGGTATTGGCGTCAAAATTGGTGAACGCCAGCGAGTTGACGTGCAGCGCCGTCGTCGTCGTAAACGCGGTGTTGTTGAAGGCGAGTTTTTGCGCGCCGGGCTGCGCGACCAGAATCGAGCTGTTGAAGTTGTAGCCGAGTTCAATCGCGCCGCCGCCCGGCGTGCGCCACGCGACCGGCAGTCCCGGACCTTGCGATGAGAGGACTTGCCCGGAGATACCTTCCACGCCTGCGGCTTGCATGAGGCCGGTGAAATTGGTGCCGCCGCGAAAAGTCACGAGGCCGGTGCCGAGGAAGTTATACGCCGGGTTACTGGTCGCGTTGCCGAAGTCAACGACCGTGATGTTTTGACTGTTGCGGGTGGCTTTAAGAAAGTTTGTGCCAACGGTGTCGGTGAAGTTCCACGCCGAGAAATTTAGCTCGCCGTCGTCGGCGTAGAGAAACCACTTGCGGTTGTCAGCGGTAACGTCCGATTCAAAAAGTAGAATTTGCGGGGCCGCACTGGTAATGATAATTCCGCCCGGATGTCTAAACTCATGAAGTCCGGTCCACTGCGGTCCAATAGATTGATCGAGCGCGGGCGCGGCGTCCGCGCGCATACCGGCGGTGCTAACGCCGTTGACGGGTGTTAGGCCGACGAGTGCGGTGGGATTGGCGAGACCGCCTGCGCCCGGTGGGCCTTGTGGGCCTACGGGGCCGGTGATCGAAGTCCAGCTCGCCGGATCACTCGGGTCACTCGGATCGGTGAGAACGTAGACTTGTGGCGGCGTGCCCCATGTGGCGTACACGAGGCCAAGCGGCAGATCGTTAGTTAGGTCCCATTCATCGAATGCGGCTCCTATGTCGGCCTGTCCGCTGCCAAGATCAATTTCGGTGACGGAGTTGTAGCTGCGCGCGCGGATCGCCCACCACTTCGCAGAAAACATGCCGTCATCGACCGCTTCGGGCCAGCCGGGCGGGGCGGGCAGCACCGGGCCGGTGAGTAGTTCGGCCCACTTGAAGGCCATTTCCTCGTGCAGCTCCGCTTGCGCGACTGAGCCGGCGGTGTCGTTGGCGGCTTGCTGAGAGGCGAGCGCGGAGTCGGCGGACTCCCCGGCTGACAACGCCGCTGCGTTCGCCGCGTCCTGCGCGATGCTCTGCGAGGCGCCAGACATCGCGGCGGCGCCGGAGGCTTCCGCTGCGGAAATGTCGGCCGCGTCGGCAGAGGCATCCGCTGCGGCGGCTGATCCAGCGGCAGCGGATGCGGAGGCAGCAGCAGCAGCTGCGGCAGTTTCTGCGTCGGCGGTGATGCCGTCCGCGATGCCATCAAGCAGGCCGTCTTGGATCTGGTCTTCGCCAACAGAATCGTTGGCGAGCGCACCATCGGCGCGCTGAATGAGCGCGAGGTTATCTTGCGTCGCGGTGAGCGCGTTCGATACGTCATCGAACTCGGTATCGAGCGACACGCCGGGCTTGGGCTGCCCTGGGTTGGCCGCTTCCCAGTCGGTAAACGAAAACGACCGTTCGTAGGTCGGAGGGTAAGCCATCGCGACTCCACTCCACACCAACACCTGAGCCCCGCGCGCACGTATACGACACGCGCCGACAGAAGTCTATCGTCACCAGTAATACTTGTGCGGCTTGCGGTTGTCTGGCCAGCGCCAGTGATCCTCGAGCCCGCGTTCAACGAGGTGTTCGAGATGGTTGGACACGCGGCGGGCAGGGCGCGTCATCATTTCGCGAATCCAGTAGCCGGGCTCGTTCATGCACTGACGGTCATAGCCGCGCCACGGCCGGCGCAGATACTTGAGCGACATGTGTTGCAGGAGAATGTTGAGCTTGCGCACGCGCGCGACCGCCTGCTGATGGCGGCGGATGGACCGAGACATAGAAACCTCCGTGGAAGTACCTATGGCATTGGCTCGTCCTCCGGCGGATTGGCCGGCGCTGGCCATTCACCTGACACCTGACCGCCCTTGTTCTCGTCAGCATCGCCAAAGGCTTTCTCAAGCTCATCGTCCATCTTCGTTTTGTCCTCTTGCGTGAGGAAATCGAAGATCGACTTGTCTTCGTGGCCGGCGATCATCGCTTGGAAATCGTGCAGCTCTGAGTCGAAGTGCTCGATCGAAAAGTAAACGCCATAGTGCAACTGCATGTGCGTTGCGACTTCCCCGATGGTGGCGAGCCCCATGATGTAGCCGGCCTCGGCCATGTCCTTGAGCGTGATAATTTTAATCATCCCAAAACCTCCAGCACTTTCACTCCGGCGCTGCGCGCGCGACGCACCATGTCTGCCGTCCCATCGCCGCCGGGGAAGGCGACGACGATATCGGGCTTGCCTTCAGTCAACATGCGCTTATTGCGCATCGGGCCTGCGGCAAAACCGTAGTTGCTCCAGTCAGCCCAGAAGGTGTCGTGCTGCACACCGCGCGTGGCCGCCCAGGCGCTCGCGTGCGAATCCACGCCAGTCGCGCCGCCTTCGATCAACCAGTCGAAGTGGTGTTCGGCGTGCAGCACGTCCAAATCCCGAAATATCTTCTCGCGGTCTGCAAAATGCCGACTGCCGCACACCAGCACCTTCATCGCAATGGGTCCGCATCACGCCATTCCCAGCCGAACACCCAGCGCATCGCGAGCCGATGCAGCCAGTGCGGGCGCTTGGGCATCTGCACGCCCAAGCCCACATGCACGCCGCCAATCCAGTACGCGCCCGCCGGCTTCGCAAATTCGGCAAATTTGAGTGGTTCAGGCTCGCTCATCTATCTACCTAAAACGTAAAAATACTGATCGATGGTCCAGGCGCGAAGTTTGCTGTAGCCGATTTTTGAGCTGCCGTCAGCGAATGTGCCCGAGAGCACAACGTCATCGCGGTCCGCGCCTAACGGGATCGGTGCATGATAGTCGGAGCCCGGATTTTTCGGGTCAATAGTTTCGTCCGGCACATCGGGCCACCCGCCCGCATCCTCGACCGAATCAATGAATTGTGAGGAGGTCGAAACGTCGCCCCGGATGCGCGCGTCGATTTGATCCATGACCTTGTTGACGCCGCCCTTGTAGCGATAGCGGCGCGCGGGCATACAACCGACCGTCGTGCGGATCAGTTGCGCGAAGGCGAGCAATTCCTGTACGCGTGGGTTCAACGGATCGGCACACGGCCTGAGCACCCCATCGTAGTTGAACCCCATGCCGAGCGGCCACGCGCCACGGCGCAACGTCGGGCGTAGATAGTCCGATGGGTGCGAGGTAATCATGCCCTCCTGTGAGTCGGGCTGCGGCCAGCCGAACACGGTATTGAACGCGAGATGCCCGCTTGAGCCGGGAGTGACAGTGCCGACCTTGGCGAAAATAATCTCACTACCCTGGTTCGGCCCCTTCACCGACACGTTGCCCACCGCGTTGCACTGCATGGTGCGATCCGCTTGCGCGTTCCAGTCGCCGTTATCACTGATGTTGAGCGCCTCACCGCGCCCGATGCTGGGCCGCCCGTGGTTGTAGTGCAGGTTGTTGATATGCGCGTGATTGGGTGCCGCGACGAACGGGTTACGATCGGTCGTGTGCGCGTAGAGTGATTGCATCGATAGCGAGTAGTCAGCCTTGCCCGTGATGATGGGACCAAAACCGTGATCCTCGCCTTCCTCGTGATCGCCCGACGCGAAGCCTTCCGGGTGGTGCAGCGGGTCATACGCCGCGCCGCGTATCCATGAGGTGCCTTCTTGCTCGTACCAAATTTCCACCGCCTCATCCATCGAGAAACGCGCCTCGCAGTTGATGAACGCGACCCGGCCAACGTCGCCGCCATCAGAGCCTGCTTGCAACGCGTCGCGCTGATCGGATTTGAATTTGCCCGATTCGGCCGAAGGCTTGTCGCCGACCCACGAGGGTAGGTGCCAGATGCGCGAGTTGGAGCCTTGCACGCGTAGCGATGCCGTTTGTACGAAAAGACCCGCGCCCGGCGCGGCGTGCCCGATGTAATCGAAGTTCTCTCGCTTGGGTGCATTCATGGCGCGCCCGAGGTGTACGTACCCGCCCACCAGAGGAATTATCCACTTGGAAAAATCCTCGCCCTGATCCGCATACCAGCAATACCAGAACGTGCCCGAATAACAGTTAGGCCCGCGCGCAGAATCGCTCCCGCCCTCATTGTTGCTCTTGGTCGAGGTGACGAAATAAATTTTCGAGGGCTTGTCGCCGTTGCTCACATCCATCGCAGGGCCGCCGACGCCGGGCAGTGCGGATAGGTAGGGCGTGGATTGATAGGGCCAGCGCTGAAAGTTCATATGTTTAACTCCCGAATTAGTTTGATCGCCGTGCATTCACCACGCACCACGCCGCGCCGGCATATAGCAGTGCCGAACATAGGGTCCACCCGGCGACCCACCACGCCGATGCGTCAACAAAAAACGCGCATAGGGCATTCTGCGCGAACAGCGTGCCGCCCACCCCGTAGCACTCCGCGCGTCGCATCCCGTTCACTGCTGCCAGCTACTCGGCACGTGCGGCTCCCACTCCATCTCGTGCAGGTTCTTGCTGCTCATGTACGCATTGACTTCAAGGGCGAGCAGGCTGGTTAAAAAGTTCACGTCCTCCTCGCTGTAGCCCGAGGATCGAAAGTGCGTGAGTAGTCTGAGCACGAGACTCGCGCCAGAGAAAAAAGACGCCTTCGGAATCTCTTTCGCGGGCAGCTTGCTCTGTTCGCGAAATGACTGAAAGCCTGAGTCGATGAAGTCCGCCAGCTCGCAGAGCACGCGGACGTTCTGCTGTTCAGGATGGATCATCATGGCCCCTCCCTGGGATTCACGCGTTGCCGGATTTCTCGTGTTCGGGCGCCGGCGTCGTGTTGAACTCCGCGACCTCCACGCCCAACACCTCACGCACCATCAAGCGCGCGGCGTCCTCCATCATCGAGCGGTACGTCGCCCACAGCTCCGGGCTCGCATCGAGCAGCGTGCGGCGCACCGTTGCCAGCAGCTCCGCGCTCTCCATCGTTCCCTGCTGCGCCAAGTAGCAGCGCACGAATTCGCCTTCTGAGCGAAACGCCAGACGGAAAGGGGAGACCAACTCCTTCGCGCTCATGCGTTCACGTCTTCGGCGCGCGCCGGCGCATCGCCTTCCAGAAACGGAAATTCCTCTTTCGGCGCCGCGCCTTCCTCTGGCGCAGTGACGCTAAGCGGCGGGCCGAAAATCGCCAGCGCATTACCCGGATCGTTCGTCTCCATGACTTTGCGTGCGCGGCGCAACTGGTCGCGCTCATCGGAGGAAAGCGCCTCAGTTGGCGCGGGCGGTGTCGCCGCCTCGCGCACCTGGGCGCGCAACCGATACAGCTCCTCGCGCTCATCGAGTGAGAGTCGTGGCGCCCCCTTTCTTGCCTTCTTGATCGGCACGGGCCGCGCCGGCCGTTTCACGGGCCTGTGTTTCGCCTTTTTCATAACCGCCTCGCTAGTGATCGTTGTCGAGTTCTATGCCGGCCTCATCGAGCTGGCGCTTCATGTCCCCTTCGGTGCGACCGTAGAAAATCACGACGCTGCCGCCTTCAAGACCCAGGTCCTTCAAATCAATGCTGATCGGTTTGCCTTCCATCAGATATTCGATGTTCTTCGCCGACAGGCCGAACACCAGCCTGTCACCCGCCCTCGCTTTGAGCATTCAACTTTCCTCGATGTCTGCAATAATTTTGCGTATGCGGCCCGCCAAGCTCTCCAACAGGCGCGCCAGATCGATCATGTCGTCGCGCTCCTTGGCGCTGTCAGCCACGTCGAGCAGTGCATCGACGATGGCCGATAAGTCCCAGCCGCCCAACTTCTCGCCGTCGACGATGAGCTGAAGATCCCAGTCCTCACCGAAGGTCAGCGTGCTCTCTTCGAGCAGCGCGAGCAGTTCATCCAGATCGCTCATAACCCGCCCCTGTCGGCAAGATCCTGAACAATCTGCGCCACTTCCGCCGAGTCGAAATCCTCGTTAACTTCCGGCAGAACCCGTTTTCTCCACAGCGGCCTGCCAATGGTTTGCTGACGCAGCGCGTAGACGGCGAGCACGCGCGGCACCACGGATCGCTTGAACAAAAATCTCCCCGTGCGTGTGCGCGCGTGATCGATGTAGCGATGTGCCGCGTAACCTCGGATGGTCGCGCCGCACAGGCCCGTCAAGCGGCCAACCGCCTCGGCGCTCAAGCTGTAGCGCTCCTTGGCGCTCACTCGGCCCCTCCGGCAGCCTCGATGGCCTTCTTGCCAGCCTGGATCGCTTCCCACGGCTGGCCGGACTCGGAGGGGTAGAAGGGCTTCTCGGCGTGCATGGTCTTGGCGATCAACATCGCGAACAGCCGGTCTATCGCCTCGTGCTGTGCGATGCAGGCGGCTAACAACTGCTGATTAATTTCATCACTCATTGGCTACAGCCCCCGGAGCTTCTGGCTGCGCCAGACTCGCCTTCTGCTTTGCAGTGGAGAGAGCCTGACGATACGGAGCGCACTCCTCACACGGCTCGTAGGGCGGACCACCATCCATGTCCCAGGTGATCTGAAGGCCTGAGCCACCGCAGCGACAGCGTTTGACCGCGAGGCGCAGGGCGTCGATCAGGATGGCATTGGGGTTTGGCATCGCGGGGTAGATAGAAATTTTAGGAGGGGGTCGAAAATAGAAACTCAGCGCCGAGGCGGCGCGGCGGCCGGGGGCGCGGCTCGTTGACTGCCGGGCGGCGCTGCCGTTCGGACCATGTGCCTAGCAGGCATGTGGACGGGGCACGTAAGGCATTGACGCGCCGACACTTCACGACGCGAGAGTCCTGCCGCCTGCCCGCTGTCTGGCAACCCTGGTATCAAGTTCGGCGCGTGTTGCCTCGATGAGCGCTGACAGTTCGGTGACCGTGAGCTCACGGACAGACTTGACCGGCGGCGAGTGGTCGCGCTTCAGATCGCCGGACACCTCCAACGCAGTGCGGACGGCAAGCACCTGGGCGCGAAGATCCGTGTGATCGCGGCTGACAAGTTGTTCCAGTTTCACCAAGGCCCGCTTCCCAAGCCGCTGAGCCCTTTCCCTTCCGGCAAGTTCAACAGCCTGCCGCGTGTCAGGGTCACGGCAGAACGACGCACAGTCACGCTGCGATGCGAAGCCGCACTTCTGCCGGATGTAGCTTTGCGAGCAGCCGGCCGCGAGCAGCGTCACGGCGAGTTCGTGATCAGGTTCGCCGGCAACCTGGGCGGACTCATTGCCGGCCAAGTCATCCGGCCAAAGCGTTTCAAGTTCGTTCTCTGTAGCCGTCATAGTCAGTACTTGTAGACAAACATAGTCGGTCTAAGTCAGTTCCATTCTTAGTCAGACTATTAAACCAAGTCTGACTACCACGCCCGCCCCCCTCCCGCGTGATGCTGCGCGTTTGTGCGATGCGGTCACAAGAGTCTACCGGTGCGTGTACGTCCGCTGTATGGGACTTGTCGCCACTTGTCGGAGATTGTCGGTGCGTGTACTGTCCGGGGTGGCGCAAGCCGTGGCAGGGTGGTTCCTGCCGCGCAACTCGTGCCGCAACTGTAGGAGTTCACATGCATCCGTTTGCACTGCCGCGCGCATCGCGCCGGCCCGTAGCTGTCCGCAGCTACTTCCATCAGCCGCGCACTCGCGTGGTTTCCACTGTCAACCCGTTCCGTCCTGACATTGCACGCATCGCGCTCGCGGTCGTGATCGGCTTCCAGCTCGTGATGCTCGTCGCCTGCGCGGTGCTCGCGTGAAGGGCCGCTCAACAATCACCGTACTTCCGGTGACAGCGCCCGCGCCCACGGTTCACGCGTTCAACTCTGGTCGGCTGTACACGACTGCCGGCCAGCGCATCGCGTGGACTGTGCTCGCATCCGGTGACGTGTTGATCTGCGACCTTGATCGGCAGATTGACGGCTACGTCCTCGCCTTCCCCAAAGACTTCGCGCCCACAGATCGCGACGTGCTGCACGCGTACGACTTGGGCGGCCGCATGTCATGGTCGGACGAAGTCGCAGCCCTTCGCCCCTTGCTGGCGGCCGCTGCGCGTCTTGTTCCGGCGGTGCGACTGTGAGCCCGCGTTGGGATGTGTCGGCCCACCGTCGCGCCCGCATCGCACACATGCGCAAAGCCAAGCGCGCTGCTGAGTTCGCGCGTGATCCGGCTTGCGATGTGACAACGCGCCGGATCTGGCGCGAGCACGCGCGGCAGCACGTTGCCGCTGCGCGCCGTGAGCACTGGTTGCTGGTCGCGCAGTCCCGCGCGATCAGCGCCGGGATGTTCTTCCGTAAGACCATCGGCGCGCACCTGCGCGCCACTGCGAGCCGCGCCGCGTAGCGCGCTCCCTGTTGGCCATGCTCACGCGTGGCCAATGGGGGAGCGCACTACCGCGCCCCACAACTGTAGGAGCTACGCACATGCAGAACGTAAAGACCGAAGTCAAAGGGAACACGCTCACGATCACCGTGGACCTGTCCGCGCGCCTGGGGCCGTCGAAGTCCGGTAAGTCGGATCTGATCGCGACCACGTCGGGCAACGCGAGTGTTAACGCGCCCGGCGTTGGTGCCGTGAAGATCGGATTGAACGTGTACACCGGCCGCTGATCGCCGCGCCTCATGTACCGGGGTTCACTCCGGTACATGGGGAGCGGCGAATGGTTCGCACGCTCGCACACTGTAGGAGTTCAACTCATGCCCGATGTACTCGACCAACTCGCACCCGTGCCCGGCATCGCCGCGCACCAACTCTACAAGCGCAACGCGGACGGCAGCTACGCGCTCGCCGACACTGCGACGATTTGCAAAGTCGCCGACGTGCGCGGACGGCTCGCACTGCGCAAGGGATCGCCCGTGATGTCCGCGCCCGCCAATACGCGCGCGTTCCTGCGCGCGCACCTGGGCACGTTGGAGCACGAAGTTTTCGCCATGCTGATTCTCGACAATCGCCACCGGCTGATCGAATACGTCGAGCTGTTCCGGGGCACGATTGACGGGGCATCGGTGCATCCGCGCGAAGTCGTGAAAGAAGTCCTGAAACGAAACGGGGCGGCCGTGATTTTCTCGCACAATCACCCTTCCGGCGTCGCCGAAGCATCGCAGGCGGATGAACTCATTACGCGCCGTCTGCGCGATGCGCTCGCACTGATCGACGTGCGCGTACTCGATCATCTGATCATCGGCGCGGAAAACACGCTGTCTTTTGCCGAGCGCGGGATGATTTGAGCGATATCCCTGTTGCGCCTGCTCACGCGGGCGCAATGGGGAAATCACTCAAC